ATTTAATAATTTCTATAAACTCCTTCAGTTATTACCTATCCAAAAAGAAATAACCAATGCCCCGTTCAGTAGTCAACGAAAGCCCGAAGAAAAATGCCCGCTCCTTTCTTTTTGGTTTGGAAAAATCCCGCCATTTTTTCCAAATCCCAATCCCTGCCAGAATACTCCCAATAAAGTACCCCTGCCGGAGTACAGGAAAACCCGAATGAATACGTAATATACCTATCTATTCTGTCTTGTGTATTTCTATTAACTTGTTAAAAAGCTCGCTTATATTATTCATTCTATAGAACTTTTTCAATTCCTGTACTTTCTGGAAGTTCTCATCTGTTAATACGCAATGAATGTTTCTCATCTTTCTTACCCCCATAATTATATTTTAATAAGTAATGTATTACTTATATATAAGGATATATATACTACATAATAATAAAGTTTATATATAAGTATATACTACTAATTAACTGAGGTAAACAAAATGTATATTCAAAACATAAATTGGGAAGAAACAGGACTCGAAGTCGGGAAAAGTTATTGGATGTATTTTATTAATGAGTTTGCTATGACGTTAAAAAAACAAATAATAATAACAACTTATAACATAATTTCCGAATTTGCACAATATCAAAATGTGATTCAGTTAACTTATAAGGAAACAGGGAAAAAAAAAATATCAACAATATTATTAAAATCAAGCATGTTATTTCTAAATACTGAACTTAAGATAGATACTGATTACTCCTCATTTAAAGGAAATGCAAAACTGAATTTCGTATTGGAAACCGATGATTTCCCCGCAGTTTTAAAGGAAAAAATACAAAACGAAAATAAATATAAACTTTTAGATTTGAATCAGGTTAATTATTGTTTTGAAAATAATTTACATGATTCTAACCCATTATTTAAAAATGAGGAAGCCATAACAACAAAATGAGAAAGAAACAATGCTCCCAGTGTAAATCAAAAGACACATATGTAAATCTCGATTATAGAACATCAAACGAGTATTTATGTATGAACTGTTATTACAACTTAATTTAACAGGGCGCGGCACGGCTAGGCAGGGCGAGGCATGGCGCGGCATGGCGTGGCGTGGCATGGCATGGCATGGAAATTATAAAATTGGGTGATTCACATACATGAAAAATAAACAAAAGAAAAAACCCGTAAAAACCTATAATCTGGATAGATTGATAGATATACGGTTGGGAAATGACTAAGAATGCTTCAGATAGTCTACCAGCCCCTTCAGAAAGACCCCAAGCAACCCCCCCAGTGTAATATCTTTCCAGTCCCCTAATAATCCCAGTCCAACAGTCAAAATCACAGGCGTACCATAAACCAATACATCTACCACGATCTTTTTAACCGTCTTCTCCCATTCATAACCAGTTTTAAATGCTATTGTCATACTTATCCCTCCAATTTTAAATATCGTTTAAACGTTTTAATTTCTCTTCACGCCGTCTCTTTTCGCGGTACTCTATACGTTTCTTGTCTTTTTTTAAAAAATTCGATAAACGTTTCCCCATATTTCTCAACCCCGCTATAAAAAAGCCAGCTTTATTACCGTCCCAAGAAACGCAGTCATAATAAACATAACTATCCAGTTTAAAACCTTTTGCTGGTTTATAAACGCTTCATGCTTTCCCACGTTGCCATTTATTTTCTCCAGATGTCTTTCTATTGCAATAATCCGTTCTTTAATAAATTCAAGACGTTCAAGTATAATCGCCTGATGTTTATTGTATGTGTATTCGTGTTTTGGATATTTTATTTTCAGATTGTTCTTTACCATGTTTACACCATTGCCTGAATTTATTGCAGTTCTCACATATCTTTGAACCACGATGCAGGGAAAAATACCAGTTATCACATCGTTTACATATCCGTTTATATATTCCGTATCCGGTCTTACTCATTTTATCGCTTCCTTTAATTTGGTTTTAATTTCTGCATCTTTAAGCAATTCTATCAGCATGTTCTTAAAATCTTTTTTTACTACCTTTAAATGCCCTTCTGTGAAATAGTTCTTTTCTATTTTGTCATCACCCCCAATGTCCAGATCTTGGGCTCAGTATTCGCTGAATCCGATGACAACGATATCCGAACCAAACGTTTTACTCCGGTATTAGTTATACTATTTTTTATGCCTGTTATAATAGTCCGATAATTAAACCCGTCTCCATTGAACTCTACAGTACTATCTCCTAAATCTTCACCGTGAACTTCTATCTGTACACTTGCAGCAGTATAACCAAGATCCGGTAAGGTTATAATAACCGTCCCATCCGTCTGGCCAGATGCAAGCTTTAACGTGCTATTGGTTTCCTGTGTGTTTGTATGTGTACATATAGATGGGTTCTCATCAAACCGGACAACGTAGGAATCCAGCATGTCATTCTCATTTTTTATTTCCTGCTGTTCTGATTGAATCGTAAATAAACTGGTGAATATCTTCGGTATATCTTTTAATTCCGATGCAAATTCTACCGACGTAATCCAACCATTAGTACTTATATCATCCCGAATAACTTTACTGACAAAATAATCATTGATCTTACATAATGGCACTGAACATTTAATGCTCTGCCCCGGGAAAACCGTAGGCAAACCACCTGTAGCACGCAACACACCTTTCGCAGGAGCCGTAGTTAAAACATTATATTCTGCATCTAACTTAGTTTGCAGTTCACCCATAGTACTTATATCCGATTCTGTAACTATTTCATCTTTAATCCATAAAACACCTTGATTTATCGTGTCCTCTTTAGTCTGCAAAAATATCACGTTAGTAGAATCCTCAGCAGTGCTGCCATAGACATGAACACGATTTGCACGCTCCGAGTTTCGGGAACCCCAATCAGATAACCCGTCAAAGTTAATACCATATGATATAGACTCGCTATTATTTGTCTGTGATGTAAATGCATTTATATCGTGCTTGTTGTTGGAGTTATTATATTTCAAATATCCATCATACCCCCCGCGAAGCAATAAATCAGATATAATCTGTATTGCAGGTTTATAGATATATGTCGCTGTAACAGAAGTGGGTATATTGCCCAATGAAACATATTCTAGTATCCCGGAGAAATAACTATCAATAATCTCTTTGATACAATCTGATACTATTTTATTTGTAAATGAAACTGTAATCTTTCTGTCAGATAGTTCAGGGACTTCTTTTCCCTCAAGAGTTATTGTGAAACCGTTCGCAAACGTACAACTGTAAAGAACGTCTTCAACTTTACCTTTGAAAATCCTATTGGTACCACCAGTATAATCCGCAAACACCTCAAACTTCTCCCCACCAGTATAACTATTCGTGAACTGGCCGTTGACATTGTCAAGAATGCATGTAAATGAACCGACACGATTTTGTCTCAGGCTTACCCGTTCAGTGCTCACGGAAAGAACCTTTGCAGTCTGGTCAACATCAGCTATCTCAACTACAAACACAGGTGTAAAAATCGCCTGTGGGATATAAATCGCTCCACGACGTTTTAATTCAGTTGTTCTTGGGTCTACCATGTCTTAATCAACTCCGTATACATCCGGTACAGTATGAGTTAAATGCCAAAACCGGATCAAGAAAATTAAAATTAGTCTCATTACACGATGTCAGGTTAACACGCATCCATAACCCATAATTGGAATTTAAAGCTATATTTGTCGTAACGTTCTGGTTTGTCGTAGTGGAAAAATTCAGCCATGTAGGAGTTGTTATAAAATTTGAGGTATTATACAGTGACATGTCCATACAACTCCCGTTTACGGTTTCATTAAATTTAACTACAACATCTATTGCTCTATCATAAGCAAGATTCGTTATATTAAATATCGGTACAGTTTCCGACTGTCCGAACGGCTCCAGATTCTTATCGTTCGGTGTTATCGGGTATATATTCCAGATATCTATTCCTGACGGAAGAGATACGTTAAATATTGAATATTTAACCAATAAATCCCAAAGCGTGCTGTTTATGTTGTAATCGGGTGTATGCGCCCGGATAGTCATGTTTTTAGAGCCACGATAATCAAACTTTAAATCATTTATAGTTATATTTCCATTACTAAAGTTAAATGCGTATCTTATTGTATTTGATAATAAATCAAGTATGGATGCATTGAACTCAATTGGGTTTATATTATAGGTATAATTAAAATTATAAATTGTAATTACTCCGGCTATAGCAGACTGTATTTGTATCGGAACCATACACGAAATAGAATTTAAACAATTCTCAGAAATATATGAATTGATATCTATTGTTTGCAGTGTTACATTTTGTGGTGAATTGGTTTTATTTAGAATATTATTATATTTCCAGTCCCCAACCGCATCTATACCAATTGAAATATTCTCAGTGGAACCTTCTATCACATCAACATAAATTTTACTGATATATGCTCTATTTGAAGTATTACTATTCGTAATTATAGTGCGCCATTTTAAATCTGTTCCCGGTACAGTTATAGTTTGATCTACTCCTAAGTTGTCTATATCTGTCCAGTTTACACCATTATTGGAACTTATCTGAAATATAACATTTGTATCTGTATCAATAAAATAATCTGCATTTAATACTGCTGAGGTAATGTTATTTGTAGTATTTTTTATGCGATTGGAAACGGCAGTTATGTTACTGGAATTATAATTCCCCGTAGTGTTAACATAAGGATAAATTCCGGTTGTATTTAAATAAAACATTTCAACAGTTCCATTTCCTCTTACCATTGATGTGCTTTTTGGTGCATTTGTAGTTTCCCAGACAAATTCCCAACTTTGTGCCGGATTTAATGCTGAAACAGACGTACTCCCTGAATTTGTCCCAACATCACCGGCAGCACAGGAGTGCGTCATATTAGCCCACCATACCCAATCTACATTAGTATCTGACGTTTTTGTAATATTAAATTTATATCTCATTTCCCATGGGGCATCTGTAAAATAATAGGTACTATCCAGCCATATACAATCATCTCCTGCGCGCCCATTAGGAGAATATTTAATATAAAAATTAAAAATTTCAACAGATGCTGCATCACCTTTCAGGTATGCTTTTAATGTAAAAGTATTGGATGGACTTGTCCCACCCGAACTGGCTCTTATAAAACTACCATTTCCATCAACAAATAATGTCCGTATTTTACTAAAGTTAAAATTAGATGTTGTAGTAGATACAACAGCAGATTCTCCTGCAGCACAACCTGTTGAACTTGTAAATAATTTCATACTATCCTCTGCATTATTTATAGTAGCATTAGCATAAGAAATAAAAGTCCCACAACTAATTACACTATTTGTCCATAATTTATTCATGGATTTATCGGCATTTTCAAAGCTATCCCATGATCCTATAAAGTTATTATTAACCATAGAAACTGTTGATGCGGAAGTATTCAGGTTTGTATTATTACGGAAATCCTCTTCAAAATCCAGAGCACCACCACTGTTAATTGTTGATCCATTTATCTGAAAGGTTAAATTATTTATCAGGAATGCATTAGAATTTTTATTTATTTGTTTTGTTGAAACATTCATATAAATCGTTTTAATATCTGCCGCTATATAAGTTAAATCTTCAGATTGTTTATAATTGGCAGAACTATAAAACCATAAATTATAAATGTCCGTATTTAGTAATCTCCCCATGTAATAGTTGTTAAGTATGAATTGTGTTCCGTTATAATAACTAATACTAATGTTTTCGGGCGTTCCTGCAGAATTGCTAATATTAAATGTAGCATTATATAATTCAGTTCTATTATCAAGAAATACTGCAACTTCTGTATTAGGCAGGTTTATTCGTGAGGTATTTGTATCATTCAGTCGTGTTTCACGCAATAAATCTATCGGATACTGGAACGTTGATTCCGGAGCTAAACAGGTATAGTTAATAGTCGGGTTTATATTAATATCAATGTCATAACAAACATAGTTGGAATCGTTATAATATCGAATATTATCAACTAAACTTTGCGGGGGATTTCCTACCCCGCTATTATTCCATAATAACCACAGCATATTATTATCAGAAAAACTTCGTACATCAATTGATACATTATACTCAGTTCCGGTTGTACTTTTATTGTAAACATTAGTATTCCCAATGTTAAACCGAAATGAAACTACTCCTGTTGTAGTTAAGTTTGTATCAAATACAATAAAGGCAATCGGAGTCAGATTAACTGATTTATTAGCCCTACAATTAGAACATCCAGCCATAGCTTCCTGAAGTCCTATCGCGGTTACATTCCTGCTTGCCCATCCGGTAAATCTCCCGATTACATTGGTTAAATCCCAGCCATCAGAATTGATATCGTTTCCTGTTTCGAAGTCATCATAATCATAATCCAAATCAAATACAACCCCGATAGTTGCATTGGTTTCATATTCATATAATGTATGGTTTTGCACTCCATTCAAAGTCACATTTAAATATCTTGTAACTGCTGTCCATGTCGGGTCAAGATACCCGTCTTTTGCATTTAAACTCCATTTTACAGTTTCTTCGGGATTAAGTTTTAAACCATACAAAATGAATTTTAGCTGCGTTTTAGAAGGGAAATCCAATGGGGTTTTTTTCGTAAGCTTCTGTAAATCAAGATAACTATAATCTTCAAAAGTAATATTATTATAACCAATTGTTTTATTTTCTGTATAAATAAACAAATAAAATTCCCTAACCTGTGGTGTGAATGTAAATTTGATTTCATTCGGATTGTAAATTTTTACATCATATAACTGTGGATTTGTAATGTTAATATAAGAAATACACGGGTCATCATATGTCCCGGCACAGATATCGTCAGTTCCCGTTATCTGAAAATTAAATGCCAAAATAAATAATGCAAGCAACCCTGTCAACGTTCCACCAATGCCAGCACCAATTTTTATCCATTTGGCATTTTTACGTTTACGTCTGGTCATATTCAATTAACTCCATGTTATATCGTGAAGGTTGGGCGCCTGCATCCGTCCATGTCAGTCTTGTGATTATATATGATCCGGAGTCTATGCCATCAGTATACTTCTTTTTGGTGCCATCTTCCAATGCTTCTACATCTGTCCGATGCTGGTCTATAGTTTTAGTCCCGGAACCAATTATAATCCCGTTTGCGGATATTCGTGTCTGATAACTGTTTTTCCCCAGAACAGGAAGTTCTACAACATGTTTCCCTATGACTTGCAGGTTTACAGATGGCTCTACGTTTTTCTCTATCTGCTCCCAGAATAAATCAACAGACCCCAAAGTTATAGTAGCATATCCCATATTAGTTATCCTGCCATTGCAAACCCGGCAGATTTTAATTCCTTAACCGTTGCACGAACAAATTCCTGTGCGAACTGGTTTGGATCGCCGGTATTTGCATTTATTGTAATATTTCCTATTGTAACATTACCTCCCATACGATGTAATGGCACTACCGCCTCGGGCCCAGCTTCACCAACCATCGCCATTGTGGGTCTTGTAAATACTCCGCCAGCCTGTGCCTTTGTTGCTGGAGATGTAACCCGAACTTTAGCATATGGACTTACATCCAATACACCTGCTGCACGTCCACGTTCAGTCGCAAACTGTGTTCTGTGTGCTATTGAACCTGCACCTTTAAGTTCTTTTCCAAACTGGAATACGGAAGCAGTAGCTTTATTTGTACCAAGTGCGAACTCTTTTAATTCTAGTGAAAGAAAATTAAATTCTTTATTTACCTTTTCCAGATGTGCCTGATTTATTGCTTGTGCAATTACATATTCTTTGCTTCCTTTTGTTAATCCGTCCATAGAAACAGAACCCTCTAATAATCGTTTTGTATATTGTCCCATCCCGTCGGATATTTCTCGCGGAGTCATTCTGGTTATATCATTCTCCAAACCATAGAAAGATTTTGTAACCCTACTTGACTGTATTGCCAGATCTCTCAATTCCGAGGGAAGGAAACTGAATTCCTTATTTACCTTCCCTAAATGCGTATTGTTTATGGCAAGTTGAAGTGCATATTCCCGGCTTCCTTCCTGCATATCTTCCAATGACAATGATCCTTCCAGTAATCTTTGCCAATATTGATCCATCCATTCGGATAGTTGTTGTGCACTCACTCCTGTTATATCAAATTTGTCTCTTATTTTCTGTAAGGCATCTACAGCTGAACCACGTGCTTCGTTTTCCTCATCAATAACCTTTTTAGTCTCTTTTTGCTGCGATGCTTTTAATTGAGATACGGCCGTAGGTTTATATTGCTGTGCATAACCCTGTACAGATGTAAATGATGCAGCTAAAACATCATTCATTGTCAAAGTTTCGTCTGTTACCGCCTTTATAGACATAACAGCTGTATTTTTGAATATAGTCCAGAACCGTTCAGAATCATTTTCCAGTAATACAAATACCGAACTTAATGTCTCGAAACCTTCTGCGGCTTCATTCATTCGGCCTGTTAGGAAACTTATGACCTTCTCCCCCTGTAAAAATGTATAAAAGAACTTCCCTGCCGTGACATTCATCTCCGACCATGCAGTTGATAATTCTGTTGTTTCAGATTGCAACGTGGCATATTCTTTTATACTATGTGCAACCCATGCAGCAGATGCAATAGCAAGGCCCTGTATTCCGTATTTTAATGCTGTCGTTCCCTGAAGCATTAACTGCTGCTGCCGTGTAAATGTCGTGCCGAGTTTTTTTGATTCAAGTTCTAATTTTTTGAATTCTTTAGAATACTCATTTCTGGCTTTAATAATAATCTGCATAACTGCCCCGCCTGCAGCCCCACCAATTAAAGAACCGATGTCTACCATAGTTTAATCATTATTTCCGTTTTGATTTTAATCGTTTATATTCTCTTTCTTTTTCCTTTTGTTCGGAATTATATGCTTCTATTAGTTCGTTTACTTCATAAGATGTCAGTCCGGGAATATCAAAATACGTATATCCCATACGATGCAAAAATAAAATTACCTGTCGGTATCTTTTTCGGTTTTCAAAGTCCCGGAGTTTTTTTTTTCGCTGCCTACTTCTTCTTTGGCTGTAATCTGCGAATTCATTAAAATCGTATTAAATAACCTGTTAACCCAGATAGGTGTTAATGTTTTAATTTCTATATCTGAATATAATGGATTGACTATATATTTTCTAATCATTTCCAGCTGTATTTCAGCTGGGACATTGTTTTTTTCATCCATCTTTTCGAATATATTTCTTACATCCAGATAAGATAATGGAATAATTTCGATACTACGTTTCTGTGGATCTCCGTCTATTTCAACTGTCAAAGGGAGAATGTTTCCATTTACTCCCCTTTGAAATAATGTTTTTTCTTTATCCAGCAACATCAATATGCACCCGACCATGCAGTCCAGTATTGTGTCGTGTCTGCAGCTATAGCGTTAGCAGTTTGCGGATTAAATGTCAATGTAAACTCATGTATTCCTTCATTAGCGCTTGGCTCTGTCATTGAAGACATTTTACACCCGGACATTGCCAAAAATAATTCCCTTGAACCTGTTGATGCAACTGCTTCAAATAATGCATTAAATGTTGATCCACCGACAAAGTACTGGTCATAAAATACCTTACCCCATGTAGCTGTTGCGTTTGTTGTGACTGTAACTTCATAGTCTCTGTTTATCGGTATTGGTACTCCCGGTGCTCGTTTGGCATCTACATAATTCGGCTGAATTAGATTACGATTAATATTAAATTCAAACGACTTTAGTTCATTAACTGTTGTCCCCGAAGGTAAATGGAATTTGCAGTCAGACCATATAAAAGGTCTTGACGTGTCAGCTGTTACTGACGGTTGTGCACCACTTCCAAACGAAACAGAACCGGCAAGATATGTCATCTCTAGTTCAAGAGGGTTATTTTCAGTTGCGCTTAAACGTAATGTATCAATCAGGCACCCAAGAAAGAACCTGTTATGTGCACTACCTGTAGTTCCCATTGACTTCATATCCCACATCTGGAATGACGGCAAAGGCTGGTTGGCTATTTCCATTGATCTCTGGTTGGAATTATGTGCTGTAATGGTATGTGAATATGGTGAAGGCGACCCACCGTCAACTGCCCGACCGAATGCAAAATATAACCATTTCCAGTCCTGCGGAAACAATCTTAAAGTACCCGCTAATGTTATTGGGCCATCAATAAACTGCCCAACATCCTGTGATGCAGTTCCAAGATACCGAGAATTAATTACACCCATACTTTCATCTACTGAATGTTCCTGTACCATGCCCGGCCAATAGTTGTTTCCTGAACCTGATAAATAAGAACCTGATTCATATACCCATGAAAGTTGTGTTTGGTCTGCTACAAAATAATCTGGCATTTTAATTCACCTCGTTTTTATCTACTGTTTTATTTATTTTTTTTCCTGGATTAATTCGAAATCATGCGAATAGTATTTTGTTAAATAATCTGTTATTTTCTTTGGCAGATTGTATGTCTTTCCCTTTTCGAAATCATAATGCGGGATTTTGTAAATCTTTGCTTTATAATATCCCCCGATATATTGTATTTTTACCATTCATTATGCACCCCATATAAAAGAATATTGTACTTCTATGACTTTGGATTTTATTCCGGCTTCGCCTTCTTCATCTACATTAACTGCACTGTTAACTGAGAAATTGAAGAGATTCGCAAAAACTGTACCTGTAGCTGTGAACTGGATATTTCTTAATCTGTTAAGAGCATCTTGTGACAACTCATCACGTTCTTTGACATTTCTTGCCCAAATGCGTATTTCTAATGGAAGTTCAATTAAATGATGTGGCGTTCTAAAACCCAATGAAGCTGTTTCAACTATGTTAATATTCTGGATAGTTATTAAAGGGTAATGAACAGGTCTGCGGGGATATGATGTCATTACGAAGTTTTCACCAGTGGGTCGGATAGAAGAAATTGGGTCTGTTACATTATTGAGGATATCATCACGTAAAAAGATAGTACAATCAGATAGAAATGTAGCTGTTGCAACTGTTGTAACTGTCATTTAATTCCTCGCTTGGAAATCCTCAAAAAAATAAAAAAAGAGGTGGTTTGAAATGTGGCGAGGATATTTAAGAAAGGATTATAATTAAACCTTTCGGAAAATTATATAATTATGCAACCCCAAACATTCTCATTACGGATTCTGCCCATTCCAAATTGGTTTCCATATATTTACTAATCTGCCCCGTCATCTCAGCAACTTCTCGATTAATCTCATTTTGAATTACTGCGAGATCGCTTAATTTATCTATGTCTTCAGAATGTTTTGATATGTTTTGTTCTAATTCCCATAGTTTATTATCTAATTCCAGTTGTTTATTAGCCAGCTTTGTATCAGCTAATATTAACTGTTCTATTTTTAGATTTATTTCTTCCTTATTGTTTTTTTCTTGATTTGAATTAAATATATTTAAAACAATGTTAACCATTAACAAAATTATAACACCCATCAAAACCCATCTTAATGTTGTTTCTTTCATTTTTTCACCTGTTTAATGTTGTTACTACATGATAAAGACTACATTGTTTATAAAGATTTATATTATTCAGAATATATATCGATAAAATCCTAATTAGAACCGTTTAACCGCAGCACGTACACCACCAATCACATATTTATTTATCTTTTTTCTATTCCTTGCAAGGCTGTTCCGGAAGTGTTTTCGTGGTCTTATTTGTGTAGTGCCATATTCCAGATGTTTTGAATAAGGTACTTTTGAATATATCTTTGCTGTATCTGAAGTATATGTGCCTTTAATACTATTAATAAACCTGCCAGTATCAACGCTTCGCCTTTCTACACTACGTCCGGCTACACTTAGTTTAACTTTCTTTTCCATAAACAAACTAACATTACGCATAGTTTTGGTTGTTTCGTCTTTCATTTCTCTCGAAACTATTCCTATTTTATTAACAATTTGTTTTATCCCAACTATATTAAATTTGACTCCAATCATACTATGCTCCCCAAAGAAAGCTCACGAAGATATACCTTTTTAAAAATAGTTGTACCCTGTGATTCCCATGCCGTTATCCCTTCAGGTAATACAGAATATTCCCGTGCAGGTGGGGAACCTATCCCAACCTGAAACGTACCACTGGTACCTATAGAACCATTTATATATAATCTTGAATCATTTTGCCTGACTTTCCCCTGTTCTAATAATACCGCATCAAAACTCCCTTGTTTGCTATTTATCGGGAAAACTAAACCAGAAATCCATAAGTCTGAACCAGACTGAGTCAAAGTTACATTGTCATCATAATACGACCCTCCACCGGGAAAGGCTACATTAAAGTATTTGAATCTGACTAATGTCCCATAGCCAAACAATTCGTTTAAATCCCCGCCAAGTTCGTTATGAAAACTCATGTCGTAACCTCACGAAAGAACCTGTTTGAATCGTGAAACCCTGCCAAGAACTTTCAATTTCTCAATACCTTCTTGTCTTAATGCATCCGCAGATGCCATTGAGGCAGAACCTTGCCCCTTATTAATAGATAAGTCCCCAAGACTAATAGAACTAACATTGGCCCCCTGTACTTCCATGTATCTCAGAGTTTGAGCGGCTGCAAGATCAATTATAGCTGGCTGGTATTTATCTTCAATTGCAGTAGAACCTATCGTTAATCCCGTATAATTTTCTGCATATAACCTTGCCTCATCAACTATCTGAATCAACGCCCCACTAATACTTGTCGGGATGTTATCTACTCTATCAAGTATTTTCGTTGCTAAACTCCCAAGATTTGCATTAACCACTACAAATCACCTATATAATACCCATATATTCATTGGTTGCGTGCCAGATTCTACACTGCCAACATTTAGAAAAATAGGGCCGTTAACCACGTATGGCTCAATTGGACTGCCTGTACTTGGATTTCCACCAGCAGAAAGATACCCATATGCACGAGGTCTGTTTACCCCGATATCCGTACCAGATAATGCAAGACGTTTCCAGAACTCTTCCTTTGTTCTACCGGATGTAAGCCATGCACTTCCTGCCCTGTCAAACTGAAAATGGACTTCGAGAACTTCACCATTTGCAGAATGTTGTGATGCATAACTCCCGGCATTAGTTTGAGCACTAAATCCCTGAGAAAATAAAAGTTCTTTTATTCTATCGTCTCTCATATTTTTATCTCCTTACTATTTATTTTTAAAAAAATAAAAGATGGTTACAAATTCCCGCTGCCCACAGCCATGTATCCAAACTCAACGCTTGCACCGCCATGACTGATTGCAGTAAATCCTGTAGTCGTTAAACTACCTGCAACAATTGTAATTACTCTATCAACTGTCCCATGCGGTGTGCACATTACGAAAGGCGCTGCACCAAATGGCGTTCCGAACGCTACATCTGCCAAACTACCTGCAGTTGTAACACTACTTCCTGTTTGTAAACTTAAACCAAACCCAGTCGGAGAACCTGTACCCAATACCTTCATTTTTGAGGCATCCAATGTATTGGCAACAAGTTTGGCATTGGGTATGCTTGCATTTGCTATAATCCCGCCTGATACAGAATTAGCAGCCATGTGTTGTACGCCAACACCACCGCTTGCTATGACAAGACCCGAAATAGACTGGTCACTAAATGATGCTATACCTATATCAGACAATTCTGATGCTAATCCTTGAACCATTTAATATCACCCATTTTAAGATTGAAATAAATAATACAATATATAGATTGTATTATCCATTACGAAGTAGTTATTTTAGCTATTGCACTGGAACGTAAATCGTCCACCTTGATTCTCTGTGTCACTACAACACCACTCATGTCGTGTGTTTGTAAATCAAAACCTTCAACGGTTACCGGTCTCTTCTCTGCAATTATATATGCGTGCGCCTTATCCGTCACATAAGCACTTGTATTTGTCATGCCCGCATTTGTCGATACTCGTATAACTTGTAATCCATAAATAGTCCCTAAAAATCCTGCATCAAGCATATCTGTATTCCCAATATTTTGGTATAATACAAATGTATCAATGTTTCTTAAATCATTTAATACTTCCATTCCAACAAATAATGTCGTAGGTGTATAATCACTATCTTCCAGATATTGCATAGCTCTTGTAAGGTTTGCAATAGTAATCGCAGCACCACCGCTTACAGTATTGCCTGCACTATCCAATGCATCTGAAACTATTAAAGAGTTCTCATTTTCCGCGAACCTTTTCCCGGCAGCACGAACATTATGGTCAAGTATATTCCATTTTGCATCTTCAAGCAATTCTTTAGTTACACGAACACTTACGCCGTATTTCTTAGGCTTTAAATTAAGATTTGTATATTCTACTACATCCAATGGAACTTCGGCACCTTCTGCTACTTCCCTGACATTCATGGAATCCGGTGTAACCAGATCCAAATCAATTGAACTACCGGGGATTTCACCGGGGCCAAAGACCAATGCCGCTTCAGTTCTTGGTATCAAAAACTTATCCGCCTCTTCTATTAATGTGTCGTAAATCTTTCTGGGGATTAAAAGCTGGCCTTCAGTGCCTTTCCATGTCCCCAAAAATTCTTTAACGTGTTTTAATTGTGTCATTTTTATTCACCTCTAAGCATTAACCCATAACAAACAATATCCACCGGATGCGGCAGCTGTTAATGCCCTTCCACAAGGAGTCTCATCACCGGAACCCAATATAACTGCCGGCTGTGAGCCTGCCCTTGTCAGATTCGCTACAGAATGCCCTCCATCTGTAACTACCGGTCTGCCTGCGGTTACAGCACCATAAGCCGTAGATATAACTACGCCCTCAACAAGTACTGCTACAGTAGAATTACTACCTGCATTGTGCATTGCTACACCTAAAAAGTTCGCACCGGAAGCCGCCGTTGCTATTAATAAATCTGCGCTTACAAAACTATTCGCACCCGAACTTACAACATTATCTGCCCCGGATGCAAACAAAAACTGGCCGCCGCTGACTGCTTCACGTGCCATTGCTGTTAATATCTTAGGAGCACCAAAATCAAATACTGGAACGAAACCTGCCGTATTTACTACCATTTTTTATTCACCTCGCATAGCGCTTTAAACCAAGCGCTTTGTAATTTCCTGTTAACGCATAACCTTTAATTTCACTTTTTTCAAGATTATATTTGGCATCTACAAAACTGCCGTTATTATTTAAGTCATTATTAATCTCTTCTGCATCGTCATCTTCATTTTCTTTGACTATTCCTTTTGTTAAATCTTTTGATTCAGATTTTAATTGTAATAACTCTTCCTTTAATTTTTTAATCTGGAGCTCTTCTAATTCTAATTGAAGCTTTTCTCTTTCTACTTTAAGTTGTTCTAATGTTTTTAATTCTTCTACCATTTTATTATCACCTTTCAGATATTCTTCTTTATTATGATTACTCATCTTTTCCATTTCGGATGTTAATCTGTTTTTCAGATTATAACTCTCAAATATTGCTTTGACAAATCCAGCATTCGGATCCGCAGGAACTGCAACTAATGATAATTCAAGAAAATTTATCCCCACGGCTTTTACACCGCCACCATCTTCTTCACTAATCGGTATTAAATCCCGAACAGCAGCACCAATTGAAACTGACTGAATACGCCCATCAGAAATCATTTCTTTTATTTTGGGTTCTAAAATCTTAGCTTCAAATTCAATGCACTTTTTTTCACTGGAAAAAGTTATGTTTCCTGTCGTTCTGCCAACTATCGAGTCTACGCTATTATTATGGTCTTTCAATAACGGCTTGTTTTTTAATGTATGTGCACTCTTCTCAAGCTCTTCATAGGCATAAAGCACACCATTTCTTGTCATGGTGGAATTTATTGCAATACCTTTTATTAGAAAATCGTTATCCTGAAATAAATGCTCTTTAATAGGTACTGTATATGAAAACCTTTTCCAGTCTTGCATTAAAGACTATTTAAAAACTCTATTCATTTAAACCTTTTGAAAAATTATATAATCCCAGTGTGATCTTTATAACACAAGAAGTCATTTATTTTTCTAATTTTAACAGTCTTTCGTGTAATTCTTTAATATATAGTGCCTGCTCTTCAACTGTTTGCCATAATTTATTAATAAAACCTCCAATGGATAATGAATTTTGTTTCCATTCCTTTCTTGTTGGCATTACAGGTAATCTCCGGTCTTTTTTAATTACGTCAACCATTTCGTTTAAATCCGTAAACATGTAATTCCCCCACTTGCTCTTATCTTCTTCTTTTACTTCCCCATCAAAATATTTATCAAATACATAATCAGTTAATAATGTCCCATCGTCATATACAGCAGAGGCATTAATCGTGCCAGATCCTTTATCGCCCCCCGTGGGCACCCCTACCACAAACCCTTGTGTAAAATATCCTTTTATTGAAGTCACCCCCGCGGTCACTGTTCCAAACCTAAGTGTTCCGTCTTCTGAAGTGCTTGTGGAATCGTCTGCCAACGTTTCAATAATAGCATATTGTTGAGCGTTGGCCGCGCTATCCTTTCCCCAAAAAGCCAGTGATGAAACAATACTTGCAGTTTGATTTGAACCAATAATAACCGTTGGCGCGGCTGCGGAATAAATATGTAATAAAGAAAGAGGACTTGTCGTCCCAATGCCGACGTTGCCATCGTCCGCGAATCGCACTCGTTCCGTCCACGTCGCAGAGTTTCGTCGGGACATAAAAATAAGGTCGTATCCAGTAGAAGCACCATTAAGCATCGGCACATACCGCCAGCCGTACCCACTCCCATTCCCATCGGGCAAAAACTCGATTCCTCCCGCCGCTATTGTGGAGCCAGCAGCCCGATCTAAAATAAAATCACCACGGTATGTCGGATATCCAGTAGTATACGCTGCCCCGATTTGCAATAACGCCTGTGGCACTGTCGTCCCGATGCCGATTTCGCCTGATATCTCTATTACCATCTTTGTGCTTCCGCTAATATCCCAGGTATATTCCGAAGCATCAAAAGCCATCTTTCTATATACCGCGTCACTATAAGCATGTAAAAGAAACCGAGCATTAGTAGAACTTCCGCCACGCAAATAATCAACATTGGCTAAAATATAACTCGCAGCTCCAGATAAGTTAAGCAAGGCTGTTGCATCTGCCGCCGCACCCAACCCTAATCTAGCAAACTGCGGCGTGGCAGAAGTATGAATGTCCTGTGGCGTAGCTAAAGTAGGGTTTCCTGATACGCCGTCACCATTTGTTACGGTTATCTGGTTAGCCGTGCCTGTTATCGTTCTGCCTGTAAACGTATCTGCTGCGGTCTGGGTTAAAAGCCCATTCGTATTATAAGAGGCAAGAGCTGTAAGTGTTGCATCTATTCCCTGAAATGCCGAAGCATGAGAACCATCTACTGTATCAGCATTTAAGTTAGTCACAACTGTTGTTGAAGATATAGTAAATGGCGCTGTGCCAGTTGTTTGACTCATCGTTGATCTTACAAACGTCGGAGAACTCCCTGTCGCTATATCCTGCGGCGTAGCCAACGTTATTGAACTCGATCCATTTGTCACTGTTATCTGGTTAGCTGTACCCGTTAATGTTGCCAATGCTGCCGTATTCCCTGTAGTATTTCCAATAAGAAGCTGTCCGTTAGTCCATGAACCAACGCCAGTACCTCCATCAGCTATTGCCACATCCGTTCCCCCAACACGATAAATATATGCCGTTCCTATTGTTACAGCTGTTGGAATATCTGTGGCAATAGAAGGTATTCCCGTTGCTCCTGTAACCAATAACCCGCTATTTGCAGTAGTTAATCCTGCAATAGTATCCAAAGCCGAAGCATATAATAACTGATTAATAGCAATTGTTGATAGACCCGTTCCCCCTCTTGTAACTGCTAAAGGATCAACTAACCCAATCTGAATCTGACCTGCTGTATGAGTTATGTCGATCTCGGACGCTGTACCAACTATGTTTTTATATTCCCATGCTGTTGCACCAGAATCAACACCTGTTATATAATTCCCGGTCCCAAGTGAAGATAACCCAGCCAACCCTAACGTTCTATCTGCTGATAAGTCTCCCCCACCGGTTAACGGAGAAGTCGTATTAATCAGGCGTGCAGAAGATACAGAATTCCCACGTATGCGGTTTCTATAAAAGTCTATTCCCTGCATATTATGACCTCAACCCTATAACCTGTACGGACGGACTACCGGTGGGAGCATATATGTTTATGCTTCCAACCCGGACCGCAAACGCTATTGCGGAATCATCCGGCACAAACCCACTTGTACTTCCGGTATCCGTAGCTGTACCTTTAAAATTAAAATATACCCCCGGACTACCTGTATTGTCTATTGCTACCGCTTCCATAACAGAAGTAAAAACAGACCACGTCCCCGGACTACCGGCATTTTGTCTTATTATTTCATGCTCCTGATACCCTAAGGAATATTCACCCATGTTTTCATTCGCTCCAGATAAGTTCGATTGTAATTGTATTTTTTGTTCCGGCAACAGATAATTTTAATTTATCATTCAATGGAAACTTATCACAATTATAATTAAATATCTCCCCGATTGCATTAAATACCGGAACCCGTAATAAGAAATATTCGTCATCTTTAACCCACTTTTTGAAAAGCACAATATTCGGCATATCTTCTAATACTATTTGAATTTGTGCAAACTTGGTTTCCTGTTCGTGACCAAAAGAAATACGAATAACTTCAAGATATCCTTCTATCTTCTGTGTAATAACTGATGTAACTTCCGTGCTAGGTTTTAAAATATATTTCTTTGACTTCATTTTTTAATCTCGATATATTGTTCATGCTGGCGTTGTCTGTGCAATTGCTTCGTTTTACCGTGTTCTGTGACGCCCGTAAATTTAGCCTTAAGCAAAGCGGCATCAGTGCCTGTCAGTTCATTTACTGAAGAAGCTAACATAACTTCCTGTTTATTTGCTGTTCCTGAACCGGTATAATCCGACCAGTTCCCTATAACTAAAACATCTTCCCGGTCTAATGCCGTAACCCCGGAATTGCATGCATGTATATAATCAGAAGATGTTTCTGCTGCCATATATCTCTGGTTGCATCTTGGGCATAAAGTTAGTGTCATATGTGTTGCATCTGCTCTAAAATATATTTTTTATGTGCTGCATTAAATTTAACTGTACATTGACCACAGATAAATATATCGTTGATATAAACTAAAGCCTGGTTGGTGCAATTATCAATCTGGCATTTGGTTCTGGTTTTGATTTGATTATCTCCTAATGGGTTCATGTTTTTAATCCAGGTCGGTTACAGCACCAATAGTACATCTGCAAAAAGTATGTCTTGGGGGAAGTTCCATTTCTTCCATTTCGAATACTTTACCATTCAAATCTTCACATAATGGACAAGTCCGCTTTGAATCCATTGCAGCAATCCACTTATATTGTTGAACATCAGACCGTTTATAATGCTCAAATGTCCCACGATTTGCCGCCCGTGTAGCTTCAGTCCGTGCTATCATGATAGGCCTAAATTCCTGACTGATAGCTAAACGTGGATTTCCTTTAGTATCCAATACTATTTTACCTTCAGAATCTAAATCATACAATTCTTTCGGCTTGACTCTCTTTCTGATATTTTCAGATATATCACTGATTGTTTTATGTTTTTCAAAACCGTCATGCATGACCTTTTTCAGTTTGCGTATCTGTGCATCAGACAATCTCCCTGCTTCCAGTTCTTCCATTGTATGTGCACGCAGTTGTTCAAACGTATCTGCATCTATGAAACCGAGAATTGCACGCATATAATCCTTATAAGAAAAACCAAGCCATTCGTGTAATGTATTAAACCTGTTTAAATCTTCAAAATTTTCATGTGTATGCAGTTTTTCGTTCTGACCGGGTACAATTGGCTGTTTTTCTGTTTCTTCCTCTTCTTCACGTTCTTCTTCCGGTTCTATCAATAACTCTTCATCGAACCCCATCAGTTCTGCAAGTTGTTTTTCCAGCAATACCCTTAAAGAACTACTTAGCATCGGGTTTGCCAATAAATTAGTAATGTTCACAATTTTCTTATTTATCTCTTCCTGTGAAGGCATGCCCCATTCCAACTCAACATGCAAATCCAGACCATGAGCATTTAATATCCGTTTGAATATCTTGGTTTCAATTACCTGCTCCATCTCAGACTGAAATGATTTAATTCTGCGTTCAAATGCATCCATCTGGACTACGGCTAACCCTTCTGGTATTGAACCACGACCCATTAAAACCTCCGGGACTTGAAAGGTAAAAAATAACATGTCCAAGTCGTGATCAAGTATTCCTGAAAACTTATCGCTAATCTTCCCGAAATCTAACGTACTCAACTTGATATCGTCTCCGACTACCCATTCGGTTTTATTAGTCATATACGTTAATTTTGCTCCGAATGAATCTATAACTTCCTGTGTAGGGATTATGTCTTTCTCACGGTCGCCAAGAGTAGCTACGATGGGCGTGTTTGCTTTTCTCCCTATAAGAACATGCATATCTTTCTGCGAACCTATAAGATTGTCAATCAAATCCAGAGCAGAATAAACCAAACCATATCCATAAGGACTGGTTGTAGTATCATTAATAGTTATGTGGGCGATTTGATTTGGTTCAAATGAAATGACTTTACGGGTATTGAATTGTTTTATCCCACCAACCTGCTGATTGTAATTCAGAATATTCCCATAATTATCACGTTGGATAAACATTGTATCAGAATTCAAAACTTTTAATCCCTGTGGAGATTCCTTTCCGTTTCCACCAAGCTCTAAATAGGCTGTACCTTTTATTAAAGCCTCCTTTAACCATTTTCTACCAATAACTACAAAGTTAACATCTTCCAGCCATTGCTCAATTATTTCCTGCGCTCTTTTGTCTTTACTTTGGATTCTGAACCCCGGCCCCCAGCAGAAATCCACTATCTTGTCTATAACACCTGTTATAAAACCATATTTAATATACAATTTCTCTGTAAGCGAGTAATCAAACGGATGCTGTTCTCCCAGTTCTTTCGGGAACTTGATTTCCTGTCGTTCAATTTCGCCTTTAAACTGCTCCATAACCATTTTAGCAGGGACATACATCGAATATGTCCCTGTAAAGTGAGGTGAGTTATTATGGGAAAGTATATCTTTCTCTCGTTTTAGAAAACCAAAGAATGCCATTGTTTAATATTGAAAAACCCATTTAAATAAAAGTTACTAAAAATTATATAATTTTTCAACTAATAGAATACGACCAGTTTGGTTGTCTCCAGCAAAAATAACATAAAGCATCTGCAAAATCCGGACTTTTATCTTCCGGGTCTATGATTCGGATCTTACCATTACCTGTAAATTCCCATTTTATTTTCATTAATTCCTTAATAAGGTTTTTATTGTCCGGGATAGATATTCTTCTCTCTTCGAATAATGCTTTTAAATAAAAATAATTCTCGGCTTTCTTGTTCAAAAATCTGGCAGAATCAACAGCAGATTCACCAAAATGGCACCCTATAACGTTTGTATGTCTCGTTTTCTGGCCTTCTTTTACCATAGACAAAACACCTATACCTACACCAATACAATCAATATTAATTATGTTTGCCTGTATTTCTTCCTGTTTTGCCAGAATTCTACCGGCTATTGCCGTGTTTTCACTTTTCGCTTCCGAATATATATCTTCAATTGCATAATGATATTTGTTATGTTTCCCGGACATGATCACTGTAAAATCCATGCCTTTATCTGCCGGGTCTGAAGAGATCACAATTTCTCCTTTTTCGATTTTTAATAAGCGATTTACGGCAAACATGACATCTGAAAACTTAAATAATGAATCCTCTTCCTGATCCGGAAAGCGGGATTCATACAACACCTGAAACTCTGTCGGGGTTAATAATTGTTTTTGTTCTTGTATAAATGCCGGAGAAACTCTTCCTTCATTAAGTGCGGTCTGATAACCAACATGGATTTTTTTAAATGCCGGATCAATCCAGTGCTCATAAAACTGATTATCACGTGCCCATGGATTGCCTATTTCGATTAATAAGCTATCGGGGCTATCCCCTAACATTCTACTTATTTTTGATCTGAACACTTCATAAGAAATCAAGGCAGATTCATCTATAATCAAACAATCCGCACCATAACCCATTAAACGTTCTGCCGTTCCTTCAGCAGACAATACTATCAATTCACAGCCATTTTTAAACGTTATACGCTTCCTGCTGATTTCTTTCTTTAGGTGTTCGGCTTTATTTTCATAATCTAAATCCAGCATGTTAATCATTAAAGAACAATTCATAATTCCTTCAGTTATATAATTCCTTAATATTGAAGTCTGATCAAATCTCGGTGCAAGCAATAAAATCCGTTTATTTTTATTTAAAAGAATATAAAGCAAAACCCCAATAGCCGTACAGCGTGTCTTACCATATCGGGTCATACAACTAATCACGACACGCTTATGTTCAGAGAAAGCTATTGTCCTGACTATCTCTTTCTGCGTTTCTGTAAGCTCAAAATCAAATAAAGCTTTTGCAAAGACATATACATTTTTTGCACGAAGGATTTCATAAAGCTCATTCATTTAATTTAATCGGGATTTTCTTTATCTGGTAAGTTTTGATCATTTTCAGTTATCTCCTCTTTTTTTATAAACGCCATAAGGGTTTTATCATTTTCGCCCGGTTTCTCCATGCGAACTTCTTCCCATATCTTCCGCAAAGTCTCAGACGTGAAATTACCTTCTACTGCCAAACGATCAGGTACACGCTGTTTATATCCAGATTCAAACAACCATTTAGTCCAGCCTTCGACGATTTTCCATGCCTCGGTATATCTTCCTTTTGCCATTAATTCCTTGGTACATTTCTCAAAAATAATATAAGTATAAAGTTCGGCATCTGCGCCTAATAACCCTTTTATCTCTTCCCTTATTTCTTTAATATCCCTACACATTGTCACCTGATTTACATCATATCGTTCACATAACTTTGTCTGGTTAACTGCTCTCGGATGGCCAGCTTCAAGAATGATTTTTAATATTTCTGCCCGACGTTCTAGTGCATTATATTCTTTCGGATTTTTCCCTTCGGGAAGAACTATTGCACGATACCCCAGCCATAACGGATACTGCTTTTTTAGAAACCCTATCTGAGTTCTACCGGGTCTACCTGCCATCTTTTTCTTCTTCCAGTTTTTGGATTAATTTATTAAGTTTATCAGCAAAATAATATGCCTCCAAAGGTTCTATAATCCGCTCAAAACATACATTACATAAATGAGGCCCTATATTTTCAGAGCCACAATCAGGACAACATTTAAATTCCCGTGCAAGCTTCTCAACTTCCCGTAATGTATCTATATCCATTTCTATTTATCCTCTTCCTCTTTTTGTAATTTTTGCAATTCCTCAACTGCACCTTGCATTTTAATAAGTCTGGTCTGCAATTCCAATTGTACATTTTGCCCTGTCTGAAACTGCTGCAGTAATTGTTGATATTCTTTTTGCAATTGCTCAAGTTTTTCTTTAATCATTTTTTCTCACCTTTTATTTTTTCTATTGGAATCTGTATTGTCAGACCGCAATTCCTGCGTCTACATAAATAATTCCTGAATTCCCCGGTAGCTATCTGAACACGAACACTATCGATTAATTTATTTTCTATGACATCAGTTCTTGATTTGAAATTAAATTTATCTACACCGGCATATTCCTCAAAATTAAAATCCGGTATCTTTACATTTTCCATTTGTGTTGCTCCCGTACGTACCCCTTTCTCTTTCCACATTCTCTCCTGCATCTCTTCAAAATCTAATTTACAGCACCTATGACAAAACGGTTTATAATCCTGATTAACCTGTGTGCTACGTTCCGCAAGTCGTTTATAAAATTTCTGCCGTTCAGTCTTCTTGCCATATATTAAATCTTCCGCATGGTACTCTGGTTTTATTTGCTCTAAAACCGTATCTACTCCAACCATTCATTCCACCTCGCTGGTTTTTTGTTTAAGTTCAACACCTTCTTCCAACTGGATTTTTAATGCCTGAATCTGCTGCATAAGTGCAGTTAAGTTCTGCGCAGCTTCACGTTTCTTTATTCGGTATTCAGATTGTTGCAACTGGTAATTCATTCGCAGTCCGGTTGTAAGCATTAATTCTGCATATTGCAATAGATATTTCTGATAGTCTGATTCTTCCTGCATCCTGTTTATAGATTTTTCTATAAAATGCTTTTCTTCCCCGGTTAGTTCACGTTTTGTCATTTTGAATGGCATTTAATAATTTCTCAGCCGAATGTTTCCATTGCCAGTTATTTATAATTTCCTGCCGACCACGTATCCCTTTTCGTTTGCATTCTTCCGGATGTTCATAAGCATAACGCATTAATGTTTTTAAATGATTTAAATTCGGCTTATTCCATGATATACCTTCATATATCCAATCGTATTCGACTTCGATAGGTGTCGAATCTATCAACCATCCGTTTTGTTCATTAATAAATTCTGATTGGCCATTGAATTTAGTCGTTATAATAGGCAAACCACATGATAACGCCTGCGCACAACCTAAACCAAAGGCTTCACCCATTGTCGGACTAATAAAACAATCCCCATTATAAATCAGTGGTAAATCTTTATATAAGATATTATTTGTACTTATATACAACGGTGGACGTTCATTAGGCAGGTTTAATTTTCGTAACTCTGTATGTAAATCCCAACCGGGATGTAAATATGCTGGATTTATTTTAATGTTAAGTGCAACTTTTTCGTTTGACTTAAATTCTTCACAGTACGCTTTAATTAAGAATTGAACACCCCCCCTGTCATTCATACCGTGAGCCCAGCCTTTATCTGCTATAAATACAAAACTCTCATTTTGTTTTTCCTGTGGGAGAAATGCATCTATATTAACTCCATGCGGAATTATTATAATTTTTTTCGATATAAATTCAAAGAAAAGAGGAGGTTTAAACTGTTTACAAGTACTTAATATTGCATCTCTAACATGTTTACTTGGGACAAGAATATTTCTTATGTCAAATTTATCCATATCACCTGTTTTAACCATACAATCTATAAAAAATAATGGAACCATATCACCTTCCCATACACAAAAACCATAAAACGCTTTTTGTGTTCTATGTGAATATAAATCCCAGAACTGAGGCATAGTAATGCATATTGTAATCCCATCATTAAACCATGAAGTACTAATTGCTTTTAATTCATTATCATTTATAGCCAATTCCCAACCAAGTGATAAATGTGTTACTAAATGTATATGGGGATTTATCTTATAAAGTGCATTAAATAAACCTCGTGCATGGTTTTGATATCCCGAACTTCCTAAAATATCCCCTATAAAATTAATTGGTATCATTCTTTATTTTACTTTTTATGAAATTATAATCATTAAAATCACAGGATATAATCTCTGAATATGGCTCGTTATTTAAAACTTTTTTAAATTGTTCAATCATTACAGCCGATACAGCATAAACATTTTGTATTATCCCTTTTTCTGAACATGCACCTATATGTCCTTCACCTAACATGCTTTTTATATATTGTTTTACAAGTTTTATATTTCCCATGTTAATAGTATAAACTGAAAAAATCAAAGCATGCATTCTTCCATCTATGATTAATTTTGGATTTCCCGTTTTTTCATAACTTGATAATGCTGCATACATTATATGCCTTCTCGATTTTAAAGAATCAACACAAATAAATAAGACCTCAACATTCATTTCTGTCCGGGGATTAACTTTAGAATGTAAAATATTAATATTATTTGAAAATAAAAAATGCTGAATTGCATTAGTTTTATTATAATCAATATGTTCTTGAAGATATAGTTGTGTATGGATATTGTGTTTTTCAATCTTATCAAAATCCGCAAGAACAAAATTATTAAAACCTATTTTATTTAAACCAAAGGTAACAAAACTGCCAATACTACCTAAACCAACAATACCTATCTTTAAATAATTAAATAATTTAACATCCAAAATCCCGGTTTGATTGCGAAAATCCATTATTTTACAAAATTATTTAAATCAATTTCAAAAGATTTTTTTATTTCAAATTGTCTCTTTTCATTTAATATTGTATATATATACAATAACTTCCTGTTTTGCTGCAATATTAAGGAATAACATTCCCCCCAAAAATTAGTTAGATCTATCATAGTGTTTTTATCCATTGAACTATATCCATTTATAGGATGTTTATGAAACCAACCTTTAATAAACCCAAATTTAGTTTCATGTTTTAATAATTTATTTATCCCTAATAAAACATATCCAAAATCACTAAATTTTACATCAATAATCAAATCAGATATAATATTATTTTCTATTATTAAATATCCCCCAAATTCTTTATTTTCAAAATCAGATTCATTTTCCAGTATTTTTTTTATAACATCTATTTTAATTAGCAATCTTTCCATTTTCTATACCCATTAGAATCGTCTTTTGATTGTAAAACTGCACAAACTAATTCAAGACATCCAAGAAAATTTTTCGATAAAAAAAAAGCATTATATCCTTCAAGATTTGCACCCATACAAAGATAATGCGGAGATTTGAATGCGATAAATGGATTATCCCATTCGTCTTTTAATATATTAATTCGTCTTGCAATAGGGTTTTTATCTAACCGAATATAATATTTCCCTTTATCCCCTAAATTTACCTTAAATTCTCTTTTTTCAAAATCAATTATTTGTTTAACAATAGATAATGAAGCAATTAAATGTTTTTGATCGTTTAATGAATTTAAAGGTATATTAACTTTAAATAACCCCCCATTATCTACTAATGAAACAAATCGCAAGTCCTCTGAACATACTAAATCTTTTTTTATGTTATTATTTCCAATTCTATTTCGAGGTGTGTAACTATTAATAACATCCGGTAGTATATCAGTTTCACTACTAATACTACCAATTGAATTAAAACTACCACCCTGTATTCGTGGAATAACTGTAACATTAGTTTTTACAACATGTGTATCTTCCAGTTTATTTCCATCAGGATCTACAACATTTAACTCTAAATTAGACAAACCTAATAAATTTTTTAAATCATTTATTGTTTGCCCTTTTTCAAGAGTTACTTCTTCTCTTTGTTTTCCCATTTGATTTACCTGAATCTTTATTTTATCTGCCATATATTCCCACCTCATTATTCATAATTCATTGCAATATATTAAATTTGTATTTTTATACAAACTCCTAAGTTTATCCTGTTCGGTTTCTTTTATGCCTAAACGTTCATGGTAGTCTTCAATAAAATCTCCGTGTTTTTGATACATTCGTTTTGTCCACCGGTTTAATAATATCTGGTTTTGTTTGTTTAACTCGTCTTTATTTGTACGCCTATCCCCACCAGAAGGCGTACATAAATGCCATGCTACTGCACCAGTATCCACGCCTAATTTATATCCTTTTAATATGGCATGAAATGAAAAGAACTGCTCCTCACGAAACCCGGAAGGTGTTAAGGTCTCTTCATATTTTACAGTCTCATGAACTTCTCTTTTTATTAATGCACAGCTCCGAAAATGGTCTGTCGGCAGAATGTCTGAACCAATATAAGTCTGTCCACAATCATCACAATTAATTAAAAATGTCCCGTCTGCATTTAATACAACACGATTTATTATAGGCAATATGAATTTCATGTCACGCGGGGTTTCAGGATTTAATATTGGGGGAGTAACCCCAGACATCAAATCATATCCCCGTATAATTCCCTTATATAAAAAAGCCAAATAATTAGGATTGAGAATCACGTCATCATCCAGTCTGCAAAATAAGTCTCCAGTCCCGTTTTTAAGAACATAATCCACCAACATTTGTCTGTCCATTGCAACACCCCGGCTTTTATCTGCATGAATTATTTCTAAATTATGCTGTTCAAATTTCATGCGCTGAATTAAACACTGCAAAAAATAATACGTTTCTGGCGGAGTTCCCGAACAACAATCTAAGATATATACATCAAAATCCTGATATGTCTGAGTACGTAAAGATTGCAGTAATAATCCCAATTCTGTCGGGCGATCTTTATAATTAATCAAAATATCAATTTTCATTTTTACCATACATTTATAACAGTTATATCCTCAGGAAATAATTGATCCATTGGCATCATTATAACTACCAATTTTGCATCTTTTAATTCGTCAGAATATACAAAATATCCCATTGATTCGAGTTGTTCTTTTAACCGTATTGCCGGACTTTCAAAGGTATAAATTGTATGAGGAGAATATGATTTACCAAAGATTGCCACTTTATTTTTTAAAATGTTTTCCGGTTCTAAATGTAATAACACCTTTTGTAAAATGCTCTGATAAACCGCTTCATTAATCTCATCTGTAAGCTTACAATAGTTTAAAACCCCATACGAATCCAAAACCAAACTAAATGCTTTATTATCTCTTGGGAAACACGGCCCGGCATACGGTGCCCCGGGCTTAAAATACCGGTTATTAATACGTGAATCTATACCGATAATATCTGCAATTTGTTTTGCATCTGTATTATTTATTTTTTCACATAACAAATTAAGCATATTCGCAAAGCTTATCTTCATTGTAATATACGAATTAAGTGCAATCTTGGAAATTTCTGCATTTGCCCAGTTTGTACGTTTTATCTGTGCATTATTTTGCAATACCCGACAATATATAGTTTCAAGCAAATCCCCGGCAGATTTATCTTCTTCTCCTATCAGAACAAAATCAGGATTTTCTATGCCATAGATCACATTTCCAAGAGCAATAAATTCTGGATTATAACATAAAGAAATATTATCAGGCAGTTCACCTTTTAATTCCGGATAACTCCCCGGCATTACTGTACTATTAACAACAAATACTTTACAGTGTTTCATATAATAATATGCTGACCTTATAGCATCTATAATATACTCATTCGAGAACATACCCGAATCCAGACTCGGTGTCGGCACAACACAAAATATAATTTCACAGTCCTGTAAATTGGAAAAAGAAGAACTAATCATTAACTGGTTATCACCTTCCAAAAGTTCCTTTAAATACGGTTCAAGATAAGATATATTATAATTTAAAAGAGATTTTATTAATTTCTTATCTATGTCTATTCCCTTGACGTTATAATGTTTAGATAAAACTGCAGCCAGACATAATCCTAATTTTCCCAAACCTATAACTCCAATTTCCATTTTTAGTCTTTTATAAACCCGAATTTTTTCCTGAAATATAACGCATTTTTTTGTTTTATATCCTCCAAATCATTTTGGTGTTCAGTCAATCTATGGTGATCTACCCAGAATGGTGCAGCAAAAATATGTAATTTTGCCTGAATTACACGGTAAGTAAAATCAATATCGTCTCCGGGACCGGGAGAATATGCTTCATCAAATTTACCTATTTTATTAATGGTTTCCCGTGGAATAAACATACTCCATGTTCCGCACCACGGAAAACCTTTTAGATATTCTTCACCTGCAATTCCACCAGCGCCAAACGTTGTAACTAAACCACAATTATCATTTTCTGCTGTTCTTTTCAATAAATAAATCCAGTCGTAATTATATAACTTAAAATGAATCACGTCATCCTGTGTAAGATATACATCCATATCCCCGGCTTTATCTATTCCAAAATTAATTGCCATAGTTATACCCTTTTTTGGAATATGGTATGTCTGGATTATATCCGGATACCGTTGTACATAACCATCACAAACCAAATCCGTTCCATCAGTAGATTCAGATTCTATCAAAAAAAGCTTAATAGGATAACTTATACTTTCAAGAATGCTATCTATCGCATACCTAAGATGCCTTCCACTATTATAACAAGGCAAAATAATCGCTATTGGCTTTATTTTGTCTTCTGTACTATCTGTTGTTCGACCCATTTATATGTTGATTTTAACCCTTTTTCTAATGTGATTTTTGGTTCCCAGTTATATAATCCTCTAAATAATGAATTATCTGAATTTCTTGATAGTACACCAATCGGGCCCGCAATATAATTATAATCCGGGCTTATTTTAGCAATACTACAAATTAAATCCGCTAACTGTCTTATACTAACCATTTCATCCCGGCCTAAATTAACCGGCCAGCTATAAAAACCCCTCATTATTAATTCCAGTCCCGTTACACAGTCATCAATATAGCAATAACTTCGGGTTTGTGTACCGTCACCCCATATCGAAATAAACGGTTCATTATGTAATTTGGCAGCTGCAACTTTCCGGCATAATGCTGCAGGAGACTTTTCTTTCCCGCCGTCATACGTTCCTTCCGGGCCGTATATATTATGAAACCGCACAATCCTGCAATCAAGACCGGATTCCAATAATAACTCTTCTGAAAACAACTTTTCAGAACCATACGAATCCTGCGGCTGCGCCGGATATGCATCAGACTCCATTAATGGAGAAATGTTATCTTTTCCCTGTTTATATTCCGGATAGATACATGCTGATGATGAAAATAAGAATTTCTTAACATTGCATTTACGCGCGGCTTCGATCATATTCAGATTAATTAAACTATTATTCCTGCGGATGGAATACTGATTTCCAGTTGGCGAAATATAACCTATCCCACCCATATCTGCCGCTAAATGATAAACCTCATCAAGTGGTTGGCCTTTTACTGCATTACAAACCATTAATGCATCTAAAGAACGCCGTAAATCTACCAGACGAAACTCATTCAGGTTAGTACCATATTCCAATGGTTTTATATCTACGCCTTTCACATAATGTCCCTGTGCAGATAAATGATTAGCTAAATGATGCCCGATAAACCCGGATACTCCCGTTATAAGGATATTTTTCTTATCCATTCTTTGGCCTCGCAATAAGATTCAGGTTATCTATTATTTCAATCGAATAGCCCCAGTCTTCCAATATCTGTTTTACATTAGGAGTATGATTATATTCAATTATAATAATGGGTTTATGTTCTATTATTGTTTCTTTTGCACCAAGCAAAACTTTATCAGAAGTCGTTTCAGCATCTATTTTAATTATTTTTATATTCAGAATTCCTTTAAAAAACTCATCAATGGTTGTCGTAGTTCTATCTGATTGTTCTACAATTTCGATATCGTCCATTCCTCTAATAGTTTCATGTTCTTTTATTTTATAAGGCAATGATTTATCGTATAACGCACGATGGATGGGAATAACACAAATAATCCCGTCAGATATAATTCTATTATAAAGTATACTATAATTCCTGTCTGAAGGCTCAAATGCAAAACAAAACCCATCAAGAAACAATTCAACTGTATCCCCAATACATGCACCTACGTCTATATAAATATCTGGATCTTTTAACTTCTGTAATTCCCTACCTAATATTTCATAAGTTTTATCCTCTTCACCCATTCTTTTCACCTATCAATAATTGATTAACATATAACCAGTTAGATGGTGCATCTGAAATTTTGAAACCGTATACTTCAAATATTTCAATCCATTCCGATTTAGTTTTATATAATTTATGTGATTTATCTGCCATGAGGTTAGGATCACCTATAAACGGGATAGAAAAAATAAACCTTTTCCCATATTTTAATATGTTCATTAAAGTCCTGTCTAATTGTTCTTCATCTAAATGTTCTAATATGTCTATTGCAGTAATTAAATCCCATTGCCCCCAATCTGCATTCATATCTGAAATATCTCCCTGTTCTATGTTTGGGCAAAATGCATTATTTATTGCATATTGACTTAATTCTATTCCTTTTGTTTTATTTACAAACCATTGCCAGAAATAAAGGAATGGCCCTTTCCCGCACCCAAGATCAAGTACACTTTCAGGCTTGAAAAAATCATGCCATTGTTTAACCATTATGGGATGTTTTAGTTCAATATTTCTATTCCTAAAATATATCTCATCTTTATTTATTAAAAATTCATTTAATATTGACTTTGGCAATTCCATAATATCAAACTGTTTCCTGGGATAACTTCCTGTTAAATGCGCAAGATACCATTCTCTCAGATATTTAGGTGTATGCATATTACTTTTTTTTAAATGATTTTCATATCGTTTCTTAATATCCCATATAAAACTACAATATGCCAAATGCCAGATAACGGTACAATCAGTGTTACCCTTAACATTCCCCTGCAATACGGGATGTTCTACTTCCAAATACCCGGATGCCTCGCTTATCTTAAATAACCTATTCAGAACCCAATGTTTGTCAACTGTTGTATCTTCGTGTGCCAAATCATTAATTAAATGCCGCATGTGAACTGAATATATTCCTTCTTCTTCAATCTGAATAAATGTCTTTATTTTAGATAAATCATCAACTACTTCATCTGCATCAAGACATAACGCCCATTCCTCAGGATAGTTTTCTTTTAAATATGAAAGATAAAAATTCCTTTGTTTCCCATTCATTCCTAAATCATTTTGATTATAATTATGATAGATTAATTCAAATTTAGAACGATATTTATCGTTCCATTTATAGAACTTATTTAATGTATCCTGATCTTCCATTCCCCAACAAAAGATAATCTTATCTGCTTCCAAAACTGATTCAAAACATATATCCAAAAACTTACTGCAATTATCACCCATTACACAAACTATTAATTTATTCATTTTTGTATTAATTTATTGATTATCGTTTAATTCTCTCCCTTTTTAAGACTCTCTATAATATTATTTAATATTAATTGAAATGCCTCTAATTTATTCATACTATAATCTCCCGGATTTATTAAATAATACGCCCCTACATTTCCATACCCTTCTTTTTTACTTTCTTTAGATAATAATAAAAAAATGCCTTCTATTTCGATATCATCTTCTACATATTTTTTTTTTATTAATTCAATATTCTCTTCAAATTGTTCTTTATTTTTCACTTCTTTTTTTTACTATTTCTCCATTGCGACATACAAATAACAACGGCCTGTTTCTGCGGCGTTCCTTCCTTCCTTAAAAATTTTATACATCTCTGTACAAATTCTCCCTGTTTTTCCTTATCTTCCGGTATTGGTACTGGCATTTTGTTCACCTCTGTTTTTTAATTTAATTAACATCTCCAGCCATAATGACTTTATCTGATTTCTATCCAACCCCCCGCTTTTTGAATAATCAATATAACATGTCAACTTTTCATTGTCTGCACGGCATTGCGCTACGTCCCAGTTATTTGCAATGATTTCGTCTTCGAATATCTCGCATCCATACTTATCCCTGTTAATCCATAATAACGTACTGGGGAATGGCGCCAACATATACCAGCTAACATTATCAACATAATGTTGTAACATAAACTGTAAACTTTGTTCTTCCGTTTCCCGTGAACAGCCTGGCAAACCCGTAATCATGTATGTCAATACTTTCATGCCTGCACTTTTGATTTTTCTGATGCCTTCGCTGTTTTGTTCAACCGTCATACCTTTATCACTTAGCTTTAAAATTTCGTTAGAACCGCTTTCAGTACCAATGCAAACTTCGATGCATCCGCTCTCTGCAAGCTTATCTGCCAGTTCAGGACACCGTTTAAAATCAGATGCCCTCGTAGTACATCTGTATGTAAAACCTTTACCTTTGAGTAATTCAGCGATTTTAACTACACGCTTCGTATCTATAGTGAAAACGTCATCGTATATAATAAACGAATCTATCCCATAATTAAACCTTACTGCTTCCATCTCGATTAAAACTTTCTCAGGACTGTACGCACGAAAGCTCCCGTTTAAAATTGGTTCACTACAAAATACACAATGATATGGACATCCTTTACTCGTCATCAGACACGTAGCAGGTTTACCATTCATCTTTAAGGAATATTGCCCCATAGATACAAGTTCCCGTGCTGGCTGCGGTTGCCAGTCGAGGTTCTTAGCTCTGGATACCGGGACACTATAGATAATACGTTCCTGTGGAAACCCTTCTTTGCATATTGATTCCAGCGCCAGTTCTCCATCTCCAATAACAACATAATCAAATAACATGTATGGCATTACGTCTGATACAGATTTGACATGAACCATTGCAGTTGGATGCGCCCCGCCGGCTATAACCGGGATCTGCCGAAAATGATTTTTTATAAATCCTGCAGTCATAACAGCTTCATAATATTGGGGGGTAGTTAAACTTATCCCGATTATATCCGGTCTAAATTCTTCAATATAATTTTTTAATATAAAATCATTACAATGGTTCATGTCTATAACCCTTGGCTCTGCTGCATTTGTCTGCATCAACCATGATGCCAGATATAACGTCCCCAGAGACGGCCTGTCTCCTCCATTACGAAGCCATGGATCTGCAACGTTTATTAAAAGGATTTTCGGTTTCATGATTTAATTTTTTGCAATAACTCTTTCCATTGTGGGTGCACTACTAAATTTGAATAAAATTTTATAACTTTTTCCCTGCCGGTTTCACCAAAGTCCCGCCTTAATCCCGGATCGCAGTATAAAATATTTAACGCTTCTACACATTTAGGTATTGACATTATGCCACGTTCTACAGTCCATGAACCTGTTATAGTTCCTTTATCAAAAACTTTATCAATTTCTAAAAAATTATGCATATTATCATATGAACTTTTCTCAACTTCTACAATCGGGACAGAAATCCCACATTGACCATTTTCCATGATAAGTTCCTGCGTTGTAGTAAAATCAGTAATTACAACCGGGATTTTACATGCCATTGCTTCAATGGTACATATCCCGAAACCTTCTCCAGAACTACTACTGAGATATATATCTTGTAGATTATATATCTCATTCATAATGTTCCGTTCTATATTTTCAAAGTATCGTATCGGAGAAAATACAACACGATTTTCAATATTTAACCTTTTAATTAATTGTCGTATATCAAAAACCGCCGCAGAATCATAAATATCAAGATGTACATAAAGCAAAGCATCAGGTTTATCCTTGCAAAATAAAGAAAAGGATTTAATTGCCCTGTCGTGCATTTTCCTGCCCTGATTCCTGCCAACAATACCTACGATAAATCTATCTTTTAAAAGACCTTTAACAAATGTCCCGCTAACAGTCATAACAACTAAATTTTGTTTTAATTTGTTCTTTTCAAAATCAGATAACGGAAAGAACGCATTAATATCAATGGAATGTGGAATATACAGTAAATCCAGATTATAATAATCTTTAGCTTGTTTCTGTGCAAACTTCGACATTGCAACCACTGTATTAAAATGCTTCAGAACCAATTCACATCCGTTCGGATATCCGCCGGTACCGTCACTTGGTACATATAAAATTGAATGCGCCGGACTAAAGTTCATATCAAGAATCCAAGGGTATAACATGAAACTATCCAAGAGACATGTAAAGAAATCAGGCTGTAACCTCTGAATTCTCGGTAAAATCAAGTCACGACAATAATCTTCCCTCCCCCGGCCATGCAACCAAAACTTTAGTTCTGAGCCATCCTGAAACTTTATACCATGCGGAGGTAATATCTGGCCTAAATAATTTGAGCCCTGATAGTGTACTTCATAATCATTACTAAGAAAGTTCATTAACTCCTTACTTATCGTACTATATCCTGTATTTGTTAAGGGGGAATCTGACAAATGCAAAATTTTTTGTTTAATATGGTCACCCCGATTTTATAATTCCCATGCCTCGCCCTGCCAAGCCATGCCTCGCCCTGCCTAGCCGTGCCGCGCCCTGCCTAGCCCCACCCCGCCCAGCCATGCCTGGCCCTGCCATGCCGCGCCCCGCCTCGCCTCGCCATGCCGCGCCAAGCCATACCCTGCCACACCTTGCCATGTCACTAAACTTTTTCACCATTGGGATTTTTCACATTCCAGTGAACGACTCG